CGATTATACTAATATAAAAACTATAGTAGAGGCAAGAGCAGCGAGTGAACTTCCGGTTCTAGGAGTTGCTGCTTCTACTATTACTGGTTATTCCACCGATCTTACAAATATGACAAGTGAGTTTTATGTCAAGACTGCTGGACACAAGTATCACTTGAATGCAACTGGTCAAGGTGATCTGGATGCAGGAAAACTAGTTTTAACAAACATGTCACCAGATGTTGCAGGATGTATTACTCGGTGTGATCGTGATTCATATCCTTGGTTCTCTCCTGCTGGAAGAACAAGAGGTAGAATTTTAAATGTTGTTAGACTTTTAGAAAATCCAACAGTCACACAGCAAGACACATTATTTGATGCTGGTGTAAATCCAATTGTCACATTCCCAGGAGAAGGAACCCTTCTGTTTGGTGATAAGACAGGTGCAGCAAATACCTCAACCCTTTCTAGAATTAATGTTTCAAGATTGTTCATTTATCTGAGAAAGGTTGTAAATCCAATTGCTAGATCTATTCTTTTCGAAATCAACGATGCCACGACCAGAGCACGATTTGTTCTTGCGGCAACTACTGTGTTAGAAACAGTAAAAGGACAGAGAGGTATAACTGACTATAGAGTAATATGCGATGAAACAAATAATACTCCAGATTTAGTTCAGGCTAGAATTTTCGTTGCGGATATATTAGTAAAACCAACAATTGCAATCAATTATGTCCGTATAACATTCACCAATAAGAATCTAAACGACAATTTAAGCGGAAATCTATAATAATATCAGTTTAAAGGTATAAATAAAATAGAAAGAAGGTCAAAACATGGCAATAGGAATTAATGATTTTAGACAAAGGTTTCAAGGCACTAGACCTAATCGTTTCATTATTGAACTGAGACTACCAGATACCATAGGCGGAACTCCAATAGACATGGATTTATATGGTAAAGCAACACAGTTACCTACCGCATCAATGGGTGTAATTCCAGTTCCTTGGATGGGTAGAGTGGTTAAGTTTTCAGGAGAAAGAACATTTGCAGACTGGACAGTGCAAATGTATGATGCAAATGAAGATAATAGTGCAGATGTAAGATATCTAATGATGCAATGGATGGAAGGTATGGATAGTGCAGATGAGCACAACCTTAATTATAATCTAACCAGCATTGCTAAAATTAGATGGAACGACTTTGGTGGTGGACAGGAAGCTGTTCACAACGATCAAACCGGATTCTTTAGAGAAGTAGAACTTCGTAATGTTTTCCCGATTGACGTTGGTCCACTAGAATTAAGTTACGATGTTACCGATACCTTTAGCGAATTTGCTGTGACTTTTGCATACGATTATTGGATTTATACCTCCTAAATAGGAGAGTAGGAACTTATTATTATGGGAATAGGCGATATATTTGGATTTTCTTTTGGTAAAAAGAAAACCTCGGATGAACTGGAGGGGGTTGAGGCTCCGCGGGCCCAACCCTCCTTCGTTTCTCCAGAAGATTATGATGGCACTTATGTAATTGAAACTGGCGGAGTAATGAGTAGTTACTTCGACTTCGGTGGATCTCTCATCGAAGAAAATACACTTATTCAACAATATCGTTCAATGGCACTTTATCCAGAAGTAGATAAAGCAATTCAAGATGTTGTAAATGATGCGGTTGTATTTAATGAAATGAATGAATGTGTGGAAATGAATTTAGATAACATTACTACACTTTCAGATAACATTAAAGGTAAATTACAAACCGAGTTTAAATTCATCAAAAAATTATTAGATTTTAATAATAAAGGCGATGATATTTTTAGACGATGGTATATCGATTCAAAAATTTATTACCATATTATAATTGATAATGAGCAACCACAAAGAGGAATAATGGAACTTCGTGGTATTGATCCTACAAAGATTAAAAAGATAAGAAAAGTTCAAAAGGAAATAAAACCAGGATCTACTGGTAGTGTTGCGATTGTCAAAAAAATTGAAGAATACTTCATTTATACTGATCTGGATACAGATTCATTAACACCAACTACATCTCAGGGAATTAAAATTTCTCTTGACTCTGTTTCATATCTTCATAGTGGAATAGTAGATAGTGGAACAAAAAGAGTAGTCGGATATCTTCATAAAGCAATTCGTCCAATAAACATGCTTAGACAAATAGAAGATGCAGTTGTAATTTATAGAATGTCTAGAGCACCGGAAAGAAGAATTTTTTATGTGGATGTTGGTAATCTACCTAAACAAAAAGCAGAACAATATATTTCCAGTTTAATGAATAAGTATAGAAATAAAATTACTTACGATAGCAAAACTGGTGAAATAAAAGACGAAAGAAATCATATGTCCATGCTAGAGGATTTTTGGATTCCGCGCCGGGAAGGTGGTAAAGGAACAGAAATTGCAACTCTAGATGGAGGTCAAAATTTAGGACAACTAGAGGATGTGGATTATCTTCTAAAGAAAGTCTATAGAGCACTAAATGTTCCAATTAGTCGCATGGAAACTACCACTGGATTTAGTCTTGGTCGTTCTACTGAAATAACAAGAGACGAAGTTCTTTTCTTTAAATTTATTGAAAAACTTAGAAAACGATTCTCATTTTTATTCTTAGATCTCCTAAAGAAACAAGTTATTCTTAAAGGAATAATGACCGAAATGGATTGGAATAAATCTTATCAAGAAATATATTTTACATGGAATAAAGATACATTCTTTACAGATCTCAAGGAAAATGAAATTTTGAGAGAAAAAGTTGACATGTTAAATATAATGGCAAATTATGTTGGTCAATTTTATTCAACTAAATGGCTTCGCAAGAATATATTGAAACAGTCGGATGAGGACATCGAAATGATTAATAAAGAAATGCAAGATGAAGCTGCTCAGGCAATGGAACAGCAAATGATGCAACAGCAACAGGATGCAGAACAAGGCATCGAAGAAACCCCCGAAGAAGAACCTCAATAATATTTTAATATAAATAGATAACAGGAGAAAAACATGAAAACCAATCTAAAAGAAGCAATAACACACATGGTCAACGAAGAAATTGTAAAGGCAAAAGATTTAATAGAAAAAAGTCTATATTCTAAACTAGGCATTGCATTAGAAGAAAAACTAATGGAATATGCTCCTAGTGTTTTCAATGAAGAAAAGGATGAGGATGAAGAGGAAGACAAAGAGACTGATTCTGAGGATTCAGAGGATGCAGAGGATGAAGGTGATGAAGAAGATGGCGAAGATGATGAATCTGATGAGGAATCTGATGAGTCCGAAGAAGACGAGGATGAAGACGAACAAATGAACGAGGAACTAGAAAGTTATCTCTATGAAGAACTTTCTAATCTAATTTTAAAAATTGAAAAAGAAAACAACAGAAAACTAACAAACGAAGAAATTGAGTATATTGCATCAGAATTTATTAACGAATATGACATTCTAAGCGAAGAACTAGATGCAGTCGGTCAAGAGGACGAGGATATCGATAACGATGGGGATAAAGATAAAACCGATTCATATCTTCATAACAGAAGAAAGAAAATTGGTAAGGCAATGAAAAAGAAAAAGAAGGGATGATTCATGAAATTAATCACAGAGCATACTGAGGATGTAAAACCTCTAATTGAAGCTCGTGAGGACGGTAAAAAGTCCTATTTTATAGAAGGAATAATGCTTCAAGCAGAAACCGTTAATCGTAACGGTAGAATGTATCCCCTTTCTATTCTTTCAGAAGAAATTGGAAGATACACTAATACTTACATTATAAAAAACAGAGCCATGGGTGAATTAAACCACCCAACAAGTCCTACCGTAAATCTTGATAAAGTTTGTCACATGATAACTGAAATGAAGAAAAGCGGTAATGATTTTATCGGCAAGGCAAAAATTCTCACAGAAACTCCAATGGGTGCTATTGTGAAAAATTTAATTGACGAAGGTGCTTGCCTTGGTGTTTCTTCAAGGGGAATGGGATCGTTGCAGAAAATTAATGGCGTAAATATCGTTCAAAAAGATTTTACTCTTTCTGCAATTGATATTGTTGCAGATCCATCTGCGCCTGGTGCATTTGTTAATGGAATTATGGAAGGTAAGGAATGGATTTGGGATAACGGCATTTTGAAAGAACAACAAATTTCAGAATACCATCATAAACTCAAAAAAACACCAAAACGAAAATTAGAGGAAAGAGCTTTAAGTCTTTTTAGTCATTTCCTAAGAAATATATGAGGTGTGTACAGT